TACAGCACAGGTGCGCCCTTGAACATCAAGTTCTGGAAGCCCGCATCCGCGACCTTCGAGCTTGAGTACCGCAACTGCGGCTGGAGCAGACCCTCGTACTTCTCGTACAGGGCCTGAGTTGTGATGACCACGCCAGGCTGGTCACCACCGACCGACGCGTTGTTGTACAACGTCGTCATGTCAGCAGTCGTCAGAACCTCGGCATCCGAGTCGACGTTGACCTGCCAATAGGTGTTCGACGAAGTGGCGATGCCACCGACCGCGTTGGTGTTCTGACCCAACAGATACCCGAGGTTGTTCCAGCCCGACCCAGACGGTGCTGTAGTCGTAGATGAATGGAACATCGAGTTGAAGAAGTCGGTCACCGACTCACGGGCAACCATGATCTTCGCCTCTAGCAAGTCCAGAATACGAGACGAACCCGCGTTCTTCGCTTCCTCGATGCCGAGGATCTTCACCGACACAACCAACTGACGCCAGTTGTACTGGGCAGCAGAGAACTCGGCTGTTACGGCAGGGCTCAACGCGTCGGCGTTCTCGTATGTCTCGACTGTGCCGTTCTGCGCCACGATCAACGGCTCAACGATTGTCGCGCCACCATCGACCATGCGAATCTGGCCAGCCTGCATCAAGAAGAACGTCAACGGACGTGCCCCGAACACCTGGTCAACGAACTTCGCACGATGCTTGTTGAACGTTGTCGTCAGGATCTGATCGAAACTGGGGTTGGACATTTACTTTCTCCCTAAGTAGCCACGGGGACTTCTGTTAGTATGAGACTTGGACTGCGTCACCGAAGTCGATGTCTCGGAAGTCCTTGACACCTAGTTCCTCCATTGCGGCGTGGATAGCGTCGTGGACGTCTAGGCCCTCGTCGCCACCAGGAATAGGTGTCGAGTTGATTGTGGAACCATCGGAGGCGCCTGCCTGGGCTGCTACGGCCTGGGAGGCGGCGCGCTTCTGGTCTACGATCGTCTGGTCCTCAGAAGCCGCTGAAATCTCCTTCAGCCTGAGGTCCATGATATCGGTGTCGTAAAGGTCCTTGACCGCAAGGTCCACCGTCGGAATGTGATTTACCGTTGCATGACGGAGGACCGCTTGGTCGTCGATCTCCAACCCAGGAAACTTGGCCTTTACGGCTGCGATTTCCTGCTGGACGCTGCTTGTGGCAGCACCATGTCGAAGTTCTCGAACCTCACCGACTAGACCAGTGACAAGCTGTGTAAGCTGGTCGACACGTGGATCACCCGCAGGAGCCGTAGGCTTCTGATTCTCGTCCCAGCCGTCCCAATCGTCGTTCTGACGCTGAGGCTGCTGAACTGGGACTGGTTGATCCAGTGGGACACCGAGGCTGCTGGCCAATGCCTTCAAAGTCCCCGCAGGGTTCTTCTGAAGGTTGTCCATCAACTTCTCAGCCGACTGAAGCTCTGCCCGCTGGTTGGCCAAATCCTGCGTCTTGCGTGTGTAGTCGCTTTGACGTAGGTATCCAGCCGCCAGTTCGTCGAGAGCAAGTTCTTGGTCACCGACCTTGACCTTGCCATCCTCACCGATCTGGTACTTAGGGTTGATCGTCTCCGATTCCCCGCTCATTATTGAGCCCTTCCGCAGAATCTTGTCACGTGACAAGGTGTTCTGCTATCGAATTGTTCTACTGTGTAGGCTGACCGTAGGCCAGCCCCACTGTTAGGTGTCGCCCATCAGGGTCCACAGGACCGTGACGAACCCAGACACTTCCAGAATGTCAGAAGCGGCATCGGCGACGTCGCCGTCGTCGATAATCATGTTCAGCCACACGTCCTCGGCTGTGGACGTCCCGTCCAAGCCTGCGCCTGTTCCGCTCACCGCAGAAAGAACGGTTGACAACGGGTCCCAGGAGGTGCTGGCCATGATGTTGACATCAGCAGCAGTCAAAGATCCGTCGCCAGCGATCGTCGACCCAAGGGAGACATCGCCACCATGCGTGCCAGCAAGCGGAGTGGCGTTGCCAGCGTTGGCAAACCCGAGAGTAAGATCCACAACGCTACCACCAGCCGTGTAGATCAGTCCATCAGGGAACGTGTAGAGCTTTGTGCCGCCGAAGCTGACACCCGTAGTGTTGCCTACGGCTACTTCTACGGCATCAAGTTCAAGGACGGTCTTGTTCAGACCACCCCCGCCACCATACTCACGTACGGCGACTGTCGAAAGTGCGGTGCTTCCCCGCGTGTTCCACTTGGGGTAGACAGTTGCGAGCGTCATTGTTTCTCCCTAATCGCCACCCCATCGGCGCGGCGGAATCCTCTACGGTGTAGGTTGACCGATATTGCTACTTAGTTTGCCCCTGGCCACGAGCCGTTCCAAACCTGGCCTTGATGCTGGCCAAATCAAGTCCAGTAGTTGCATCTACAGCACGGCTGGCCTTGATGTCGTCAACGATCAACTTCATCGCCCCCGCCTTAGACGCAGTAGCCACGTCAGCCACGGCCGACCCCAGCTTCACAAACTCCGACTCGGCATTATCGGCTGAGGCTGGATGCCCAGTCCACCACGTCGTACCAGCCATAGGGGCACCGTCAACGTCGGTACTAGTGGGGACAAGCGAGCCCAGCCCCAGCGTCGTACCTGCTGTAGATGCCAACCATTCGCACTCGTCCTTGCCCAGACTCGCGAGCGCGGCGTGTTCTGCCGCGGTGACCTCAAGGATCTGGATGCCGTCGTCTCGGGTGAAGGTTCGCATGCTAGACCCCGAACATCGCTGACAGGGCGTCTAGTTGGGCTTCGGTGAGGGCGGATTCAAAGATCAGGAAACCACCGTCCTGGATAGATCCTGTCCAGGGGTTTGAGTCGTCGTTGGCACGGGCACCGATTTCAATGGGCACGTGAGTGATCGTCCCGACGCCAGTGATGTCGTCGTCGACAGTGAACCCGACCCCGTTCTGGTAGAGACGCTGGACGCCGTTGTCGATGACATGGGCGAGCAGGGTGCGGGTGCCGACCGTAACGGTCTGGTCGGCGGTGACTGTAAATGTCGTGGCCCCGCCGATGCGGCCGAGGTAAGTAGTGTCGGCTGTGGTTCTAACGAGTTGGCTGCCGTTGTTGTTGGCCGATTCGGATGAGTAGACGCGGCTTTGGGCTACGGTCACAGCGGGGGTCATCACCACAAGGACGGTAAGCGCCCCTGTTGTCGGTGTGAACGTCGGCGTGTAACTCGTTGCCAAGAAATCAGCGCCGTCGAACACCAACTGGTTGCCGACCAAAGTAGGCCAGTCCGTCTGTGCCGCCGTCGTCTGCAGCGCCCACGTCAACCCCGAAGTCGCATCAACCCAATCGGTGTCACCAACAGCAGCGTCACGGGTCGGGTAACATTCTGCGACCAACGAGGCAGAACCACCGATCCCAGAGTAGATCCTGACTCGGTGGACCAGCCCGAGCGTCTCCCAGGTGTTGAGATACAGACGGCCGATCTGGATCGGCGAATCGTTGTTATGAATTGAAGTCGTCCCAGCGACCGTGGCCGACCCCTGTAGGGTCCATGTCTCACCATCGGTTGACGTGTAGTACGTGGCAACGTTCTGGCCCGCTCCGTCGTCGGCATCAAGCTCAACCGCTACCCACCATGTCGCATTGTCCGCGAACGCCAGAGGACCACCAGAGGATGCGTGCGAACTGCCCGTAGTCGTCCCGTCTGGTGACGCAAAGATCGTCGGCGTGCCAGCGGTGTTCAGCGCGAACGCCCACGACTTGGTCGATGTGGTCAGCCACTTCGTTACAAATGCCTGCTCGGTGCCGAACCCGTCCCACTTGGGCAAGGTCGCTTGCACTTCGATTCTGATGTCGCCTGCGATCTCGATGGCCGCGTCGTCGGCCAGTTGAAACGTTCCAGTCGTAGCGACCCTGTTCGGCATAAAGACGGCGAGCCCACCGAGAGACGACGGGGCGATGTAAGCACCGTCGGTGGTGTCGCCGCGCTCGAATACGACATCTGTCACAGTCTGACGGTTCAGTGGGTGGAAACCCGCGCCCACAGCCAACCGCACATTAGCTGTGGCGAACAAGTCAGCTACCGTAGCAAACGTCGCTGCTAGGTTGTCAGCGTACGCGCCCAAGCCCATGTTGGCTTCAAGAATCTCAGCCAACTCATCTGAAGTGCCGTGGCTTTGCTGCCATGCGTAGAACGCCTCCCACGGCTCTCCACCGTCGAACAGGTAGCTACTGAACGCGGCTACGATATCGTCGTTGACGTTAGCCATTACGCATCACCCCTGACATTCGCGTGCGTTACGTCGTCGCTACGCTGCTCGGGTGTAGGCTGCTTCTGCTGAACACCACGAGGCCCCTGACCCTGCGGTGTCTGCTGGCCCACCCCAGTCTGGCCACCAGCCAACGCCTGCTGCTGGAGCGCCTCAACGATCTGAGCCGCCTGCGGCGTCAAGAACTTGGTAGCGTTACGCACCCCGAAGCCGTCCTGAAGAACCTGGACGATCAACGGTACAGGGTCAATAATGCCGATCTGCAAGAACGGCGCCAGCACAGACATCATCTGGATCGCGTTCTGGCGACGGGTCGACTCGTTCGACGGCTCGGTACTTCCAGCCTCGACCTGGAAGTCAAACTCGCCCTTGATATCCTCGCGCGAGTACGGCACGTACAGGCGCTGGTTGCCAGGGCCGACGATGCGAATGAAATGCTCGCCTGTCAGATACTGCTGAGTGATCTGCATGATCTTGCCAGCGATCGAACCGATGAACCGCTCCACCCGAGACAGCTTCTCCTTCGACCTGGCGTTCTGGGCGTCCTGGATCAGAGACGCCTCGGTAGCAGTCTGACGAGTGGGAGGCGACTGGCCACGGGCAAACTCCGAGACACCCGAGACTTCGTTCACGTCGTTGGTGATCTGCTCCGACCAGTTGAACAAACTTGCATCCAACGGCGTATTCGGCACAGGGGCCACCACGTCAGCTAGGTTGACGTTGTCGTCCTTCACGGGGATGGCCAAACCGTCCTGCTTGCGGGTCAGCTTCTCCACGTCCTGACGGTCAATCGCACCATCCCGATACAGGTACTTGCGGGCATAGCTGGCCCTGTAGTTCATCATCTCGGAACGGGTACGTGAAATCTCGTGAACCAAGTCCTCGATCATCTCAAGGTCGCCGATTGGGTAGAAATGCTCAGGCACGTCGTAGTTGCGGACCATCTCGTACGGGTGCCCGTAAGAGTACGGCATCGACCTAGGCTTCACCATCCACTTCGAGCCTGTCTCAGAGAACACACCCATCTGACGGTTGGCTACGTCATAGAACTCCCAGACAATCACCCACTCCGACGCCTTGTAACGGTCCTCCTCGATGAACCGAGGGTCCATCTGCTCGACCTCGGTGAACCCACCAGACACCTCCCTGCGGGCGTTGGCCTGGTAACGTTCATCTTCCTCGACGTCGATCTTACGTCGCACAATCCTCTGAGCAACCCAACGGATATCGGCCATCGACGTAGCCTCGGGGTTCACATACAGGTCGAACGGGGAGACACGCTCCAAGAACGGGCGGTCCTCGATCGGCACCGTGCGAGTCGACGGCACGTTGGCCCTGATCTCCTCGGGCGTAGGTAGTTCGGCAGCTACAGCAGGGTTCTGGGTCGCGGCCTGCTGGACCTGGGATTCGAGGGCCATGATCTCAGCCTCTCGCTCATCCTCGGGAATCTCCTCGTCGTCCTCGGCGTACAACCATCCGACCTTGGCGAACCCGAAACCGTAGATCACCATGTCCTTGACCGTCTCGCGGAACTGGTCCTGGAAGTCGTAGTGATCCCAATAGTAGTTCAGGATCTGTTCGTTGTAGACAGCCCGTTCCTCGTTCTCGGGACGGGTAGCCACAACCCCGATCTTGGGGTGATTCAGCGAGATGCTGGGGAAGATCACGTTCGCGGTAGAGAACGCGAAGTTGACCTTGATGCGGTCCTCGTTCGTCAACGTCGGCGGCAGGAAGTCCCCCGCATACAAGCTAACCATCCGACGCCACAGGTCATCAAGTCCCTGGTCACGGCGCCAACGCTTGGCGCGAACCAGTTCCTCCTGCCATTCGGCTAGTTGTTCCCTCTGGGTTGTGCGGGCCATGGTGCTGTAGATGCCTAACCGACGTGCTGGAGTTCTGTGCCAGATGCCCTAGCATGATCGAAGATGTCCTTGGCCAATTCCCGCTGGGTCATGTCCTGCTTGAACCTGTCAGGAATGTTGATGTTGGGACCCGTTGTCTGCAAGTGGTTGATCTTGTGATACCAGCAGACGCGCTGCGACGTCGGGTCGCAAGGAACCTCGACCCAGACGCCGTCCGTCAACTTGTGTGCCACGCCGTTACGGTCGCACGGCATGGTTACTTGCCCCAGAACTCGACCCTTACAGCACCGATCGCATCGGCGAGGTCTGTTGTGGCAGTTGTCTCGGCACCGACCTCCTGCGCCTCGACCTTCGGAGCGGTAGCTGTGCCACCCAACCGAAGTTCGTAGCCCGCGGTGTCGCCCAACACGACCAGGTTCTCGACGTGGTCAAGACCAAGCTCGACCTTCTCGTCGAGAGTGTCGCCGCCAGTAGCGTACGACGCGCTCAGCGTCAACAAACCTTCAACGACACGCTGGTTACCGTCGACTGGGTGATGACGGGTCCTCATGCCTGGGGTGATGGCGAAGGTTGCGGCGCCCATTACTGACGCCACCCTTCGGAACCACCTGGGCGGGCGAACACGTTGTCGTCCGACCCACCGCCAGTCATGCCACCCTCCTGGCCACCAGGACGGGCCGATCCAGGGAAGTCAGACGACTCCGCGGACCCGCTAGGGTACTGCTCACGACCACCAGGACGAGGCAGGTTCTCTACCTGGTCAGTGCGGACTACGGGAATGTCTGTCGTCCCTGTCTGGGGATTGCTCTTTGAAAGGCTGTCAGAAGCCACGATTTACTCCTTCGACAAAGCGCTTTGTCTCATGCTTTAGGCTGACCAAGCCTTGTCACGTGACAAACCAGGAGGCTGGAACCGACGGGTAGAACGTTCATGGCCGATCGTCCAATCCTGCTCAGGCATCGCACCCAGCCGCTGCTCCTCAGCCTGACGCAACCACCAGTCAGCCGTGAACGTATCGTCCTCCTCGGCCTGGTAGTCCTCGTGATGAATCCACGGCACCATCTGCAACCCGATAGCCAAAGCCATCACCCTGTCGTCAAACGGGGACCCCTCAGTCCCGCCCTTGCCATCACGAACATAGGTGAACAGTTCGTCGATCGTCGGCTTCGAGTAGATCCTCAAACCCTCCCGCATGTAGGCGGCTACACCGTCCACGGCCAAAGGCTTCGACACCTTCGAGGTAAACCAACCCCAACGCAGCGTCTGCTGCTTGCCGCGCTGTTCGACCTTGCGTTCACGGTACTGGCGCCTGTAGCCCAGTTCACGCAGCTTCGCGTTGGTTGTGATCCCGTGGTTGTTGGCCTCGATCCCCACCAAAGCCTCGTTGTAGAACCGCCCCAAACGGTCCACCACATAGGCCAGTTCGGTAGCGTCAATATGCCCATGCCATTCAGCTACGACCTCGTGGGCGCGGTCGTGCTCCTGGGCCATGTTGGGCACCCTGATGACCTGGATGCACGAGTAGTCGCCGTGCTCCAACCCTTCGGCCACGTCGACCCCGAGCGTGTACTCCGACAGCGGCTCAGGCGTCAACCAGACCTTCAACGGACCTTCAGGGATGGCCCTGATCTTCAGTTCGCCCTGATCCTCGATGATGTCGCCCTGCTTGATCGGCTCGCGCCGATGATGCTTCTCGACATACTCCAACAAGTCAGGATCATACACCATGTGGCCCGACTTGATGAACGCCTCGCGCGGATTGTCTGGGTACTCCTGGTGTAGCTGCCACACCTGCATGTCACGCTTCTTCGACTCATACCAGGCGTCATCACGCTCAGGTACAGCCCGCCACGAGAAGAACATCGGCTTGAAACTCGACGTGCCAGCCTCAGCCTTCTGCCACAACTCATGGAACGTGTTGCCCCAACCATTCGCAGTAGACAACCCGATGATCTGACCACCAATGTCAGCCACGGGCTCGATCGAAGCCCACGCCTCCTCGGCGTTCTCCAAGAACGCCCACTCATCCACCACAACCAGACGCCCCGTGAAACCACGAGCAGGGTTAGACTTCGAGGGCAGACTCGTGATGCTGCTACGGTTCTCGAACTCTACCGTCTGGAGGTTCTGGCGGGTCATTGTGGGACCCTTGATCCTGAGCCACTCAGGCAGGCGGTCGACACCGTAGGTGACCTTCTCCAACAACTTGATCGCGTCACGCTCAGTACGACTCAAGAACAACACCTCAGCGTCGGGCTGAGTGTAGGTCAACCACCACGCATAGAAGCCAACCGTCGTAGACCATCCGATCTGACGGGCCTTCAACGTGATAGAGTTCTCACCCGTAGTCCAACGCTCAAGGGCGGTCTGCTGCGGTTCGCGCAGATCGAACAGCCTGGCCCCTGAGGGATGCTTGATGCTCCACAGAGATCGGGCTGTCCAGAGTGGGTCCCTCTTGACCTTGCGCCAGGCCAGTTCAGCCTTCGCCGCGGCTGCCGAAACCACTAGACGGCCTTCTGCCAAACCACCATGTAGCCCTGCTCGCCCAGGCTGATCTCGTCGTTGATGACAACCACGACATGCCAGCCGTTCATCAGACGGCGCTGCATTGACTTCCCGAGGTCTATCAAGTTCTGGACGTGGTAGATTTCAGTCTCCATCGGACCACCCAGACGCGCCGCTGCCCTGCGCTTCTGCTCGGCCACGGCATCTGGAGTCGTGGGGGCTGCGGGTGGCTTACGCTTCAAGGCCATCGTCAAACTCCCCATCCTCGTCATCGTCGACCAGACCAAACGCCTCGTCACCGTCGACACCCACCACCGTCACCGCATCCAGGAGGTCCGACTCGTCAATCCTGGACAGATCCTCGTCCATCTCAGGCTCCTCGGTATGCCTGGTTGGGGGAGACATCTTCTCGATCATACGCCACAACGTCTCAGACGCCCTGATCCTATCGGCTGGCCTGATATCGGGATCATCCCACGCCGCCGATACAATCCGCTGCATCCCCATCACAATCGGGTTCAAGAAGTCAGGATGAGTGAACTGCTTGTCAGACAGCCGCTTCCACAACGCCGTGAACTTCTCCTCGTTCTCCCAGTTGTTCAGAGTCCGAACGGTCACTTCGTTGGCGTCAGCCCACTCCTGCTTGGTGTCGTAGGGCCGAGGCCAAGCCATCAGGTATTCCTGAAGGTACCGCAACTGCTTCTCGGGGGGAATCCATTGGCCACCGACCATCTTCCAATGGGTCACCGACCCGTACTTGGCCAGACGATCCTCGGCCGTTCCTTGAGTCTTAGCTGCTCCAGCCATGCCTGTAGATGCCTCTCTCTTTCCTGTGCGGAATCCTACGTAGGATAGGCTGACCAGGGGTCTAAAGTGAACAACAGATGAACATTAGGTAAACTTTTGGTGAACAGAAAAAGAGGCGCAAGCCCCTGACCAGCCAATACGACTCAGAGTGAGCATAAAACTACGCTGGACTGTCAACGTGACTGCTAAGTCGCCAGCGAAGCCGTCGCAAGGGCCTCAAGCGAAGCCCAAGCGTAGCTAGAGGCCGCTAGTCGCAGATATCGCAGTAGAGCCAGACTGTTCTGTGCCAGAACCAACTTCTAGAGGCAGCTACAGCACGGAGAGCCACAGGCTCGGAGTGCACAAAGAACCTAGAAGCAGCTACAGGCAGGCACAGGTAGGGCTAGGAACGCGCAGGAACGCGTCACAGAGGCTCCCAGAGCCACTGGGGCGCCCTTGGCGCGTCCACTCAGCACCAAGTCGCGTCCTGGGTCGCGGTTGCGCTGTCATGTGACAAATGCCACACCCTAGAGGCCCTAACCACAAGAATCACAACAGTTGCGCGTCATCGGAAAGGGTAACCCCCACTGAGCGTACAACCGCCCACAGACCGTATTATATATATACGCGCGCCCCCACACCCCCCTACCCCTGCCTGTCGTGTACTGTGTCCAGATGTTGATGGTGTCCAGCCTGTAGCTGCTCCAATTCCTACCCTAGGGGGGGCGCTATGCTCCATTCACCACACATGCGCGGGCGCGGCACACGGGTGAAGCTCTGTCACGTGACAAGACCAGGCTAGAACGGCCCTAGCTACGGGGACCGACACCTAAGGCGTCTTGTGGGCGCACCGTGTGACGTGTCTTGTTTCACATGGAACACCTAGGCGTGAAGATTCTCCTTGACTGCCTGGTCGTTTCCGTGGTCTAATCGTTGTGTAGGCCGTTCTAGGCTACGTGGCTAGGTGGTTCCACCGTTTACGGGCCGATCTAGCTTCTGCTCTTTGACAACTTCATTCCCTAGCTTCTGACCATCCTTCGCGTCTGGTCGTGAGTTTGCAGCTACAGCGCTACCTGAGTGAAATCGGGTTGTATCTGCTGATTCACGTCTACCTGGAACGGTCCAGGTGGAACCAAACAGGAGGCAATCATGTCAGAAGCCAAGACAGGCAAGCCCGAAACCCCCACGACCGATGAGGTCGTGAAGCTGGCTCATGAGGATTCGCGTGCGCGGATCGTCAAGGCCGCTCAGGAATCGGGCAAGTCGCAGCGCAAGGTCCTGCGTACCGTCGTCCAGGAACTGGGCATGTCGGTGAAGGACGCCGCGACGGTCGTGAATTGGCAGAACGCGTTGGACGTTCTGACTCAGACGGGCGTCGAGCAAGGCGACAAGGTCGGGCGTGGTCCTCGTGCCGATTTGGGCGAGGCTGTGGCGTTCGCGCTGGCAAGTGTCGGGATCGGGACCGCGGGTTCTCTGCGGACCTATGTCCTGGCTTTGCATTGGCAGGAATCGCATCCTGCCGATGTCGACAGGATCGCCAGAGCGATGCTGTTGACCGATGGCACTCAGTTGTCGCTGAACAACGCCGCGAAGTTGCGCCAGGCAGTCACACGGAAGGATTCTTCCGTGGCGATCGTCGAGGACACGATTCGTCGTGTCCGCGGTCATGGTCGGCCGACCTGGCGTGCGGTGGAATCCGCGCTCGGGGCAGTCAAGGGTCTGGATTCGGCGGACAAGCGTCACCAGGCTATCGACATGCTCTACGTGGAAGGTGGCAAGCCTGGTGGATCGGTCGATCAGACCGAGAAGTCGGGCAAGGCGACCGAGATGACTGAGGAGGGGATCGCAGCGTTCATCACGAATGCCGAGACACCGTTCTCGGTCGTGCTGGAGACCTGCCAGACCGCGGTGCGTCACCTGGTGGACATCGTCGAAAGCGGCGACCACCAGACCGATGAGCGCGAGCAAGGAGCGATCTTCGCCATGAGCGAGGATCTTCTCACTCTGGTCGCGGGTTTCGCTGCGACTGCGGCTGAGGCTGCCTAGCGTTTGTCGTGTGACAAACGGTGGGTAGTGGGTTCCAGGCGCGAGGGATGCTTAGAGGCTAGGGGATGGAGTTGACCGAACATCTGTTCGATAATGTTCTTGACACGACAAGATACTCTAGGGTACCCTGTAGGGGTGCCCAGTTTGTCGCGTCTTGACGCCCGTGACCGTTTGTCACGTGACAGAAAGAGGGTTACGCCATGAGAGAGCAAAGCGTCCCTTGCCGCGACTGCGGCGAGTCGACGTTCAACGATGACCAGATATGCAAATGGTGCAAGAGTCGTCGGCGTGCCGACATTCTGCATCAGGGTTACTGCCATACCTTTGTCGACACGGGACCATGCACAACGGACGAATACCGTCATGCCTGCGGGACGTGTGGCGGCGACAAGCGACTGCCGAAGCTAGTGGGGGAGGAGTCATGACCCAAATGTTCCGCCGTTGGCGCCTACGGCGCATGATAGGGAGGTGACGCCATGACACAAACTCGAAAGCCCGCGGGTCAGTGGGTCGGCCATGACCATGCCCGTAAGGTCACAGATATGCTGACCGACAAGAAGGTGTCAGTATCGACTGCGTTTGCCATCGGCCAAATGTTCATACGGTGGCAACCCGAAGGCCAGGAGTTGCAGCCGCGGCCATCGGTGTTGGCGATGCTCGACGATGCCGAATGGTGGGCTGTTGAACTGCCGTGTGTGTATGTGCCGATCACCAGAGCCAACCGCGCCGAATCAATCAGACCTGCGACGGAGCAGATATGGTCTATCGCGGGTGGGCGTTGTCTGATCTGTAACCGCGTCAAGGAGGATCACCAATGATCGACAGAGACCCAACCCGTATCTATATTGGCGACGACCGTCATGGTCGTCCCCAATACAAGGAGAGAGCCGTGTACCGAACCTGGACCCCACCAGGCAGTGAGGAAGCCAGAGGTTACCTCGACGTGGCCTTGGTGGCCGACAAGTACAAGGCTCAACGTCAACGGGGCCGTAGATGCCCGCCACGCACAAGACGCGACTCCTATCCTAGTTCTGCGTCCGACCGCGGCATGAGACGCCTGTATGGGGGGACGTTGGGCCAGCCGCGTACGCAAGGCCAGAGGCATTGGGCAGAGATCCTGTGTCCCGACATGGGCACGTCCTTCGATCGCTCCACCAAAGCGATGGTGAAGGCAGCTACAGGCAGCACAGACACGGAGGGCATGGACATCGACGAGGCTCTGTCACATGACAACAACAAAGGAGAGCAGCTATGACCACAAACCTAGATGTCGTTGAGCGGTGGTTCAACGTCCAAATGGGCACCCATGACGGGCCACTTCGCAATTCGCAGAGTTGCAGTCTGGGCGCGACGTTGGACTATCTGTATTCGTGGGGTCAGCACTTCCGTTTGGCCGAGCCTGTGGGGTTCGATGTTGACGTGCCTGATCGTCGACTGTGGCTGTTGAACGGGCAACGGTTCTCGTCCAGTACGTCGCGGCATCAGACTCATGTGAGGGACGCTGCGGCACGGACCGAGTTGCCGTTCGTGGTGTTGCCGTTCTCGGCGTTGGAACGTGCCGACATAGTGCGTTCGACGATCCGTTTGTTGGACAAGCAGGAGGAACAGGTGGTCAAGGTGAGGCGGACGGCGTCTCGTTGGGAGGACGTGCCAGAGCACCAGCGTTGGCAGTTCCGTGCGCTCGGCGAGTACCAGAAGGACCTCGATCACTACGAATGGGACCACTACGAGCACCTGCTGGGCGAGTGTGTGTTCGCGGCCGACGTCTTGTCACGTGATAAGCTGGGCCGCGACGTTCTGCGTAAGGACGTGGTGTTCCTGTCGGCGTTCGACCATCAGGAGAGCTACGGTCGGCACTACTTCCTCTGCGAGCTTCCTGTAGCTGCATACCGAGAGACGACGTTGGCCGAGGCGTGGGAGATGTTGAAGCCACCCGAAGTCAAGAAGGCCGAGGAACTAGGCGTGGACGTGGTCCGACAGGGTGACATCTTCGCCATAGCCACACCGAACACGGTCACAGACCGCAAGATGGCTGAGGGTGGCGCCAGTGTGACGCCGCGGGCTCGGCTGTTCGACCAGCGTCATTCAGCGACACGCGTCGCAGAGTGCGAGGGTTCATGGCCAGGACCGTTGGTGCGTGGCTGTCTGTACCACGACGGCGGTGAGCACAAGCGTCAGAAGCTGGGCGACGGCAAGACGTGGTACCGTGTGTTCCAGAACACCGTGCCACACGATGCGCTCAACTTAGGGCGTCGGGCTTGGTCGATCCATTCGGCC